TCAACCTCGCATTCTGTTAATTCTATCTTGCACTTCTTTAGGTGCTTCAATATATTCTTCTGCGTTTGTATTTTGACCGATAAAGGCATTTTCTTTAATTTGTAATGTATTTGTATCTCTTTGGAATTTTTGCTCGATTTGAGCCTTATACGAATTTGCATTCGTCTTTTCGATAAGTGATTTGATATTGTCCGGCATACGATTTATTTCATTCGCACGCTTAACAACTACTTCATAGGTTCTTAGAAAATTTGATTGTATAACTGTTTCTATTGCCTGATAGTCTGATGTAGCCCAGTTTTTAAGGTTATCTGGCATACCAACCGCCTGTTTTACAAGTGGCGGTAGCTTGTTAAATTCTTCAACTGCCCCATAAGCGCCATTCCTTAAAGCCTTGCTAACCAATCCCCAAGCTGCCATTCCGTCAAGCTCCTGCGGTTGTGATATAGTCTGTATCTTGCTTATTATCTGCCCTACATCTGGTGCAAAACCGCTAGTATTAGTTGCAATACAAGCTCTTAACGCCTGCAAAACTAATTCTTCCGGATATTCAGCAAGCATTATATACCAAGCATTAAGAGTAATCTTCTTGTCTGGTGGATTGTAGTTGGGGTAATAAGCCTGTATTGTCATTAGAAGTTTTCCAACCTGTTCTTCTGTCATTTCATCGCCTCCATCCATTCATCAAATACATTTTTCTTGCCCTGCTTATTAGAATTATCTTCTTTCAACTCAAACAAGCCTTGCCAGCAATGGTCTACAGATTGATTAAGAATTTTAATAGCCAAATCATTATCTCCGCCTGATAGCTTTTCAAGAGTATTCATAGCCCTATGCAATGCCTTGTCGGTGCATAGAGGCTTCTTAATTTTCTTACGCATTGTCAGATATTCGTTAAATGCTTCATCAAGCAATTCATCATTGGGATAATAACTTTTCTTTTTGGATATTACGTTAGTAATATCTTTTTCTATATTCTTGTCTTCTTTAATTTCTTCTGTTCTTTCATTCTTACTTTCTTTTAATATAGAGTTTGTTAATAGAATGTTATCTGTTTGTTGATTGTTTGTTAAGTTGCTTGTTATTTGTTTGTTATCTTGCTTGTTATCCGTTTGATACAAATTGTAGTTAACCACAGTAAATATCGTGAATTTGTTTGTTGCTTTGCTTGTTATTTCTCCTGTTAATTGTAAGTGTTTTAGCGAGGTACGAATTTCCATTACAGACAAATTAGTTTCTTTTGATAATTCAGATATTGAAGAGGGGAAAGACCCTCTTTCAATTATCTTGCCTTTATAATTTCCGTCTTTCCAATAGGCGTTTATCAACATATACATAAAAAGTCTGAATGTATTAATATCGCTCCACCATTCCCACTTTAAAATCTTTCTGTCAATTTTAATAAAATTGCCTGCCATAATTACCTCTTCAAGTTCTGTCACATTGTTACTTCACTAAATCGTTAATGTTAATTCTGAATCCGTCAAATTCCTTGCCTTTGCTTCTGACATAGACAGATGTATCAAAGAACATTAAGTTACCCTCTCTGTCCGTTGCCATACTCACACCATTCCTTGTAAGACTGCCTTTGAGTAGGTCAAGTAAAATCTGTATTTCTTGCTTTGTTTCGTCTTTCATACTGTATCTCCTATAAAATCACTTATATTCATTTGGCTGTCCTTTTCAAATACAAGCATTTCATTCTTTGCACGCTCGTAAAAGTTTCTGTCAATTTCAAATCCATATGCACTTCTGCCTAATTCGTGTGCGGCTCTAAGTGTGCTACCGCTTCCACAGCAAGGGTCAATAACCACATCTCCCTCGTCTGTAAAAATCTCAATCAGTTTCTTTAATACCGATACAGGCTTTTGTGCAGGATGAATTTTAGGAATATCTTTACTATCTTTATCCCAAGTAAACCAGTTAAATACCATATGTCCTGTACCTCTGATATTTTTTCCATTTTCATCAACCTGTAAGCCATTTCTGAACTTAGGGAGTTTATCTCTGTAAAGTACAAGTGCATATTCTGTAGCCCCTACGATACGCATATTAGCTTTAAGCACTTGCGGACTGTAATTTTTACAAAATACAAGCGGTATATAGTGCACAAATCCGTGTTTATTCGCCGCCGCAATAAGTGTCTGCAACTGTTCAAATGCACAAAACACAATCATACAAGGGCTGTCACTACTTCTGCCTCTAGCAACTTTCTTTTTATCCTCTTTCTTCAACATCTTTGAACAAAAATGGAAGTATTCATACAGATTAAAGTTAAAGTCAGAGTTGAACGCCGCCTTTTTAGCAAGCTTACTTTCTCCATTCTTATTGTCGCCGCCGTTGTACCACATAGGGTTACTGCCATAAAAGTTAGTGCCTACATTGTATGGTACATCAGCAATAATAAGTTGTGCTGGAGGTATTGCATACTTCTTGTAATTCTGCATTGAATCACGATATATCTCGCATTTAATTTTCTTTTTATACATTCTAAATCTACCAAAAGGAAACCTCGGTTTTATGTCCGGACAACCTATTCCTTTCTTAGATTTTTCTTAGTTTTTCAAAACCTCTTTCATTGCATTAGCCATATCACAGATACCCTTGATATAGCCTATAGTGATTGTTCTGTAGCCGTCATCACATTCGGTAACATTATTGTCGACAAAGTCAGTTACTATGTCGTCAATCAACCTTACGGCGTTGTGATTTATTGTGCTTTCGTCAATCTTCATTCTCCAACTTCCTTTCTCTCAAAATCCTCACAAGGCACTGTTTTACTGCAAGCATAAACATCTGTTCCAATTGAATTTCTTACTCTCAAATAGCCAAACTTGCAAATGTTACAAAAGTGACTTCCCGCATTGCTTTTGTAATCATTAGGTTTATTTTCTTCCATTTCATCAAGTTTTCTATTCATGCAGTCATTATCTTTAGTAAGAGTATCTATCTTGTTCACAAGACGATGATATTCTTTATTACTTAAAATCTTCATTCTGTTTTGCTCCTTTCAACTTTTCTGCTATTTCGTCAATCTTTTCTTCTTCTAAGATTGTGAAAGCATATTCTTCCTTGATAGCTTTTATAGCGTCATCAACAGCCTTGTTGTAGCCAACTGAATATCCGTGTTCATACCCAGCTTTTCTATTTTCTTCTAACATTCTTGTTATAAAGCTAAAATCAGCTTTATGGTCTTTTTCATTCATCATTTTCGCCCGCTTTCAATAAATTCTTACTCTCTGTATTTGAATTATTAGCCTTATGCACACATTCCTCACAAAGCTCGCTGTTTTCGTAGTAACAATGATTGCAACCGCCAAAACCACTTCCACAATAATCTTCACAAGTTGAAGTTCTTACTCCGTATTTTTCCTCTTCGACAATTAAGGGGCAGTGTCCGCTTATGCAGGTGTAATTTGTGTAATAGTCATTCATTACTATTGCCCTCCTGTAATAATTCCTTAAACTTCTCAAACTGTTTCTGCGACACCTTATTATGCTCTTTTTCAGGCTTTAAGCGGATTATAAGGTGCTTTTCTGCTATATTGGATAATTCCCTTGCAAGGTTCTTTCTGCCCTGTTGTATGCCCTGTAAATAGCCTCTAGGCGCTTTTCTCTCGCCTATCGAACCACTATCACGATTTCCACCCTGTCCGCCAATGCTGACATTCCTAAGCTGATAACCATTGTCAGCATACAGCTTGATGTAATACTTCTCCTTTTCGTCAAGCTGGCTTTCGGGAAAATTCAGAAATTCAACTCGCCAGCCATATGGATTATCCTCTGAATATAGCTTATGTTTGCGTAGGCTCAAATCTATGTGCTGTTCGTAACCTACAAGGTGGCTTGCCAATCTCTGCAACACTGACTTAGCCTGTCCGACATAGGCAAACTTAAAGCCGTTTTCATCTTCTCGGAGCAAGAAGTATATTCCACTTTTGTCATTCAGCTTTGGATTTATCTTTAGAAGTCGCTTTCGATTCTCTGATTCTATGGCTTTTGCCTGTCTTAACTTCTTATAATCCATAATTGCACCTCTTAATTGAATGGTAACCCCTCATCAGCTACACCATCTGGAATTGACATAAAGCCATCATTACTGCTGTTACCGCCCATAATTCCATTATTGTTGCTCTGCTGATTAGTACGGCTTTCGCAGAACTCGTGTCTTTCAACAACACAATCATTGGTGTAAACTTTCTGTCCGTCTTTGTTGGTATAGTTGCCTGTCTGCCACCTACCCTCAACGATAATCTTAGTGCCTTGATGTAAATATTTCTCCGCAAACTCTCCGTTCTTGCCGAATGCAATACAATTAATAAAGTCTGCTGCCTGTTCGCCCTCTTTCTTAAAAGCTCTGTCAACAGCTAATGTGTATCTTGCTACTGCCATACTTCCACTTGCTGTCTGCAAATATCTAACCTCTGGGTCTCTTGTCAATCTTCCACATAAAATTACACAATTCATTGCTTTTCCTCCTTACTTTCCTTTTACAGCCAAAAACAAATTTACAATAAATACCACAAATAAAATTATCTTAAATGCTATGTTAATACCTAATATACAAGCTATCCATGATATAACAAAGCTTTCTACTAAAGAGATAACTAACTCAATAAGTATAAATAATAAAATTGATAAAATATAATTCATTACTTTTCCTCACTTTCTACCTTTTCAAATCTATATTTCTGTGTTGTGTTCGGGTATTTTCCCTTATCAACTTCACTCATAAACATTTCAAGAGGTCTATTCCAGATATGCCCCTCATATTCATAAATAACTGTCAGTTCTTCTGTTTCAGTATGTCTTGATACGCCTATTACTGTTACGATTTTACCTAGCTTGAAATGCTTATATTTCTCACCTTTCTTAGGTAAAGGTCTGTCAAATTCTGTCCTGATATTGTCTTTATTGAAATGCCTTGTGAGTAATGCGAGGTCACAGTTCGGCACATCTTCGCCATCAAGTTTAAAATCTTCTGACCGCTCAACGTGCAATTGCTGAAACTCTCCGTTGTCACTAATGGTTTCTTTCAAAGCTAATGCAAAATTTTTTTCGCTATATGGTACTCTGTCTACATCAACATAATAACCACTAAATCTAAATATTCTCGCCATATTATTCCTCGCTTTCTTCTGACCAGTCTAATTTCTGACCGCAATTATCACAATATTTCTGTTTATCAGTCAATCCGTTCCCATTACAACAAGGACATAAAGCAAACTCCTTATCTTCTGTAAAATCGGGTTTCTTCGCTATCTGCTTTTCAAGTGCCTGTATTGCCACATCTAAAGCCTCAGCTCTCTTTTGTGGAATAATGCCACCTCTCGGTCTTATGTTATGTAATTCCTTAATTGCTTCACATTCTTCCATATTTTCTCCTATTCTGCTTCTGATTGAAGTTCTTTTATCCATCCATCATAATCCCATGAACTTCCACATATAGTGTCGCTTGTTACGGTTGCTAGATAATCTGCTAACTCTTCATCTGACATATTCCTTATCCTGTCGGCATTGGTCACTTTCGCGTCAACAAGTTCAAAGCACTCATCACGCCATTTCAATACATTATCAATATTAAATGAACTGTAACCTACATGGTAATAATCTTCGCCGACTTTTTTGTACTTGATTTCGTAATATGGCTTGTTGTCTATCATCCTTACGATAATTTCAAGAGATGTAACTTTGTTTTTTGCATCATCATTTTCTGAAACTTTGCTATCACATCTGCAACAAGGCTCGTTATCTCTTGAATTGTTGTTGCGCTGGCAGTTGCAAGAAATCTTTTCTTCGCTATCGTCAAATGCCTTTAAAAACATTTCAGCAATTTCTTTCTCGTACCTACCGCACATACCTTTGCAATCAACATCTGCAATAACCCTTGAAAAGAAATCTTTGAATTTGTCAACAATATAATCTCCTTCGAAATCTTTAGGTATGTCAATTACTACTTTCATTTTCTCAACCTCTCAATTCTTTCAGTTTTGCTTCGGCTTCGGATTGTGTAAGAAACCAAGTTTTGCAAAACAGCTTGTCTGTTAAAATGCGGTCTGTTCCGTACTTAACATCCTTGTCACACTCTAAGTACCAGCCATGTCTTGTCAGTACAAAATCCTCTACTTTCTGATGATAGACTTTGTTATTTTCACTATGCTTGTTTAATATGTTCAGTTTGTAATTAACTTCGCTAGGAACAAAATAAACATCATCTCCGATTTTACAAGGCGGCTTCAAAAGCCTGCCCTGCTCTTCTAACTGTTGATATTCCTTTATCTGTTCTCTGTAATTCTCTGCAAAATTTCTTAAATGCCTTAACACATCCCACTTAAACATATTCTTTTCAGCTTCCATAAGGCTTTCAGCAGTCTTAATAGTTTCTTCAAAAGTCCAGCCATTGATTATATCTGTTAATCTCTCCATTTCTGTTCCTTTCTACCACACTGGGTAATAATTCCCTTTATCATCCGCAACCCAATAACCTGTGCTCCAAGTATCAGTTAATGGGTCATAGACTTTTCTGCCTTTAATCATTGTCAAAACTCCTATCTGTCATAATTTCAGCAAATCTCTTAGCAAGAATTTCTTTGATATTCTTTTCTACAAAATCGCCGATAGTTTTTTCAGTCCTATCTTTCACAAACTGCTCAAAAGAAACACCCTGTATCTTCCTGTCACTACTCCAGCTTGGAGCAGATACAAGCCTTTCAATTCTCTTGTCAACAATTTTTGCAATTTCTTCATCAATATTTTTATAAATAACTTTCTCTACATATTCGTCCATAGCAATCTTGACCTTTTCTTCAATTTCCTCACTATTGAGAGATATATTTAAAATCATTTTTGGTTCAGCTTTCTTCATTTAAATTCTCCTTTCTAAAACGGACACTTGCTAGGATTGTTTAAAATCCAACTCTTGCCCTGTTCTGCAACGTCCACATTCGCCCTATTTACAACATTTTTCATCTTCTCGATAAAACTATCCTTATCAGCATTTTCACTTGATAAATGGCACATTATGACGTTCTGCAAGCTGTCTGAATCGTTAGCCTTGACAAAATCGCAAGCTGTGTCAATGCTTAAGTGACCTCTGAATACGTGATTAGCTTTGCCTGTGCCTCTGCTGATTAAATCCTTGTCATAGTTCACACCTAAGAGAATGTGGTTTATGCCCTTAAAACGCCACTTAATCAGCTCTGTGTCGGTTATGTAAAGCAATCTACCCATTTCCTTATGTGTGATCAAAAATCCGTAACAAGGGCATTCCGTTCCGTCTGCGTTAGTATGTGTCCATCTGCCATCTACTGTTGTTAAAGCAAATGCACTGATATCGAAATTTGTTTTTTTTAGTTTGTAAGTAAGTGTTTCCGATTTACTAGCTATCATATATGGCAAAACTGTATGAAAGCCCATTCTGCACATATCTAAGGATGCCTTACTATGGTCAAGGTGTTTATGGGTGCATAACACACCCACAACATCTTTAACATTCCAATTCAAGCCTTTCTCAATCTCCTTAATCGGTATTCCGCAATCAAGGATAAGTGTTTCTCCGTTGTCTGCCTGTAACAAATAGCAGTTGCCACTACTTCCTGTCGCAATACATTTAAGCTTCATAAGCACCCTCCACAACAACCATAAGGCACATTAGCGTTGAATGTTTCGTCTATTTCCTCTGCATATTTCTTAAAGCAGTCAGGTATCTCATTAAAATCTATCTGCCATTCTCCGTCTGTAACATTGCTGTTCCAATTATTGTCAAATGAACAACTACCGCCGCTTTCCCAAAACTTAGGATAATCAACTGTACTATCTACATACCTATTGCCAAATCTGATTGTTCTTCCGTCAATTTCAAGCGTTAAAATACCACTGCAAAGATTAGGATACTTACCTGTGTATGATATAAATTTAACGTGTTCAGAATCGGTATTTTTATTAATTATCATACTTCCACCTCATCATCTTTCGGGAACTGGAAACAGTAATTGCTTGAAAAACTGACATCTACGCTTGGTTTATTGCAAAGCAAAATATCGCCAGTTCCTAATTTTCCTCTGAAATCCTGTGGCATTAAGTTAGGGATTTCATCTACATTTAATATTGGCTTTCCTGTGTATGCTTCTCTCAACATTTCCATAGCCTTAATTGCCTTTCCCTTGCTTGAATACTCTGCTAATTTCGTGCCGTGCGATGTGGATATGTTGTGGCAATAGATACAAGCATATTCCACATCTTTGTATTTCCCACTTGCTACACTCAAAGAAAAGAAATTGTACGGAACATCTATTGTTCCGTCCTGACTAATTATTCTCATAAAACTCCTTTCTGACAGCTTTTCTTAAATATCCACCATCAATCAATCCTACAACACATTTAAATTGAAGATGTTTTATAACTTCTATATGCCTTGTCATTCCTTGCCATATAACCCATTCCTGCTCTAATAATTCATCAAGAGTGGTAATCACATCTCCCGGTATGAACATTTGCTTGCTTAACTTGTATTCCTCATACTTCTTACGCTTATCACATAATCTACAAGCCTCGTTATATGAAGGATAGTGTCGATTTTTATAGGCAAAGCAAAACTCACATTTTCTACATGGATTATTCATAGGCTTACTCCTGCATAAATGGTGGCAATGTGCTGTCTGTTTGTTCTTCTGTCGCTTCTGTGGTAGTATCTTCAACCGAAACATTAACAACATCGCCCTCGATAAAATCCACGCTGTTAGCATTCTGTTCAATGTCATTTTCAGCTAACTTCTGTGGGTCGGTTTCAATCTCCATTCCGCTCAAAAATGTGTTCTGCTGTGTCGGATTTTCAAAATCTAACTCAATGTGCTTGCAAAGCCTGTGAAGCACAGTTTTCTTATACATCTCGCCTGTAAAATTCTTCCAAGCTGGGCTATTGCTTGCCTTGCTTGACTTTCTTGTGTTTTCAAGGTCTGCAAGGCTCATTGTGTCATACTGCATACCACCATCAGCATATAAGCAAACGGCAAACGCACCGATTATTTTTCCATCATTAAATGGTAATGGCTTAAAATCAAAAGTCTGTTCTCCACTTACAATCTTTTCTTCAAAGCTGTCTCCCTCACGAACCAACTTTGCGTAAATGTCCTTAATTGGTCTGATAGAATACTTCTTTGCCAATTTCTTAGCGCCTCTGTAATCTGTCTGATAGTTAAGCTGATTTCCATAAGGCACCAAGTAGCACTCCTTTGAGTAAAAATCCAATCCAAGATAAGCGCCTTTTAAAAGTCCGGCTGTAAGCTGTGACTGGCTGTATTTCTGTAATGCTGGGTTATCATTAATGAGTGCTAATGCATTCTGCACAAACCTAACCTTGTTAAAATCCTTTGGTAGTGCTTCCGATACGTTGTCGAGCTTATCCGTTAGCACCATGCTAAATGTTTTCTTCTCTGCTACTGCTGTTGTTTCTGCCATAATTATTCCTCACTTTCTTATATTGCGTTAAAGGTCTGTACTGCAAACAACTCATTTGTGGTTCTTTTATAAATGTCCCCATCGACTTTCACGATATATTCTGCACCCTCTTTTACAAGTTCAACCTTGCAAATTCCTTTTCCTGTGCGAAATGTCTTTTTCTGTAAAATCATTTATTTTTCCTCACTTTCTTCAAAATGCTCTCTTATATCAAGTCCATTATCGTCACACCATTCGCACCACTCCTGCTCTTCTTCGTCAAAATATTCAAGACCAGATGCATTGCAATAGTCAGGCTTTATCTTATTTTCATACTGAAATAAGTCATAATCCCATAATGTATTAAGGATTTTCCAAGCCTGTTCAATACTTTCAACTTCAACATAAAAGTTTTTAACCGCTCCTACTTGGCAATTATGCCAAACTCTCATTTTACTCATGCTTATCCCTCCACAATCTCTAATTTCTCGCTATCATTAACAATCAGCATAATCAACTGGCTATCGACCATTTCAGCAACTTTCTTCTGATTAGTGCTGTCAAGGCTCTCACTATCGTCTAAGATAATAGGCACTGACATACCGCTAATCTTCTGAATAGAGTTACAAATATCTACTCTGCCTAAAATCCTGTTACCCTTATTGCTCATAGTTGTAAGAATTGATTTTTCATTAACTGTAGGTATGCAAACCGACTTGTAACCGCCAGACTTATTCAGTTCAAACAGCTTCCACTTAACTAATGAGAAATGACTGTTAATGCTGTCAGATAATGTTTCATTCTTCGCTTTATCCAGTTCATCAAGCAAATCAAGGATTTTCTCGGCATTAGTCTTATTCTGTTCCTGTGTACGCTGTTCTGCCCTCAATTCTTCAAGGCGCTGTTCGTCTGCTGCCGTATCAGACTTTGCAATCTGGCTTTCACATTCTGCTAACCGCTGCCTTAAAGCTGTTTCCTGTACCTTTAATTGAGCCTTAACCGCTGAAATATCATTAGCCTTGCACATAGCCTGTTCCTTTTCGGCTATCTGCTGTTCAAGTGCCTTGTACTCTTCTGTTGCTGTCACATCAATTTCCTGTGGAAGTTCGGATAACCGCTTTTCAAGGTCTGCAATAGCTGCATTCAGCATTTCAAGACTTTCCCGGTGCTGTGGCAATTCTGTTTTAAGACTTTCAAGTGTAGCTTTTTTCTTATCAAGCCTTTCTTTGTACATATTGCCATTGTCAGTAATTGCCTTTAAGTTATCAGCCTTATGCTTTGCAAAATCAGCTTTTAACTGCTCTTTCTTATCTTCCTTATATTCATTACCGCAATAAGGACAGATAAGGCTCGAATCGTCAAACTTACGCTCGTTTTCTTCTTTCCACTTATCACGCTCTGTCTGTAAGTAAGCCTTAATGCACTCAATGGTCTTTTCTGAACTGGCAATACAGCTTTCGGTATCGGCAATAGCCTTTTCTGTCTGCTTAACAAGAAACTTCTTGTCAGTAATCTTGACATCAATCTCTCTCCTAGCCTTGATATTCTCCTCGTTAGCCTTGCGTGATAAATCCCCCTGCTTAAATTTCAAGTCAAGAATATCTGCGCTAGCCTTGTCGTATTCAGCTAACAGCTTGTCATTATCAGTCTGCTTTGCAATGCAATCCTTAATCTGTTCTTTAAGGCTATTTTTAAGCAATTCAAGGTCAGATGTATCAATATCAGACTTAATCTGAATATCTCTTTCCTTTTCCTTAATCTGTCCGTCAATAACAGGCGATTGCTTGTCAACATTAGACGAAATTAATTTATTCATTGAGCGGATTTCTTCGACGGTGTATTTTTCGAGCATTGGTACTAATTCTGCCAACTCTTTTCTTGACCTTGCCATATCTAAGTCCGTAACACTTTCAATTAAACTGAAAAGATATTCTCTCATTTCATCTGGCTTTCTACTAAGAAAAGCATTGATATTACTGCAAGCCTTGAACATCTTCATATTAACGCCTAGATACTCATTAAATGCTGTTAAAGTCTTAGAAACACTGTTGACGTAATATGAGTTATTATCGTTGACAGTTGTTACAATTTTTCCATCTTTTACAGCTTCTTTATAAGTACGTTTCTGTACTTTCTTCATAGTGACTTCTTTTCCATCAACATCAAGTGTAAGTTCAACTGATACATCCATATCATCAACTGATACTCCGTCAACTTCTCTTCTGACAACCGGATTATCCTTTAACTCATAATCACAGTTAAACAAGCACCACAAATGCGCTGTGGCTATTGTTGACTTGCCTATGCCATTCTTGGCAATAATCTTTGTTATGTCGTAAAAATCAAACTCTGCGTGTGCGTAGCACATAAAGTTTTCTAAAACTACCCTTTTTAAAGTTGCTCTCATAAACAATATCCTTTCCTTATTTATATATTCATAATGAATACATCATCTTCTATTGAGAAGTTATCAACTGTCTTATCCGCAAGATAATGCCGTCTGTCAAGTTCATCAAACGTGCCGTCAAATATAACACCTTGGACTGGATGCCATACTTGACAACGTTTTTCATTGTCTGCTGCCATAGTGGCTAATTCTGAAACTGTAATATCACTACACATCAGCTTCGCCCTCCTCTGCATAATCAATCTTGCTTACTGATACTTCATAAGCAGTTCTTGTTTCAACTTCATTGTCGCTTATCTTCTTAGCGTATTCCCTGCTCTGGAATCTACCCTGAATCTGGATATGTTCCCCTGTTTCAAGTCTGCCTGCAAATTTTGCATTTCTTCCCCATACTATGCAAGGTATATAGTCTGACTTGCCATATGGTCTGTTAACAGCTATGAGAACATCTGTTATTTCTCTTCCAAGTGGTGTTACTCTGTAATTAGGTTCTTTACAGATAAAGCCTCTAAGAACTACATCATTATCAAAAGGTGGTTCTGCCTCGTTTTCATATATCTCTATATTTTCAGTAAAGATTGCTAATATCAACTTACTTTTTTCACCTATATGCTCATTGTAGCTTCTTATTCTTCCTGTAATCGTTACACAAGCACCTGTTTTTAATTCTTTAAGATCTGCAATTCTTTCAGATATAAGAACAGGAAGTGTATCTACTGTTCCACTAACTCTATTAACTGAAACCATCATCTTAAAGAATTTTTCTCCGAAAACTTCGTGATTAAAAGCTGGCTCTTCTGCAACTAGCCCAAAAACTGTAATATTGTTATTTCTCTCTTTCATCTTTAGTTCTCCTCTCTCTTTTCTACAAATCCAACAACTTTACCGCCGTCTATAACTGTTACCATATCTTTCTTCTCGTACATATCAATGCAATCCTGTACTGTTATTACTTTCTCGTTTACCTGTTTCATATTGTTCTTTCCTTTCTTCTGCATTAGTTCTTATTGTTGCAATAACGGCACAAACTGTTGTGAGTATTATGCCGAATATTATTCCTGCTATAAAACCTAGTATCATAGCTTATATCTCTCTTTCATTATTGTAGGCAGTTCGTAGCAGTCGATATAATCGTGAATGTCTGCTATGTACTTCTTTTTAAGCTCACTCAAACCACACCCGTATTCGTGCTTTAACTGCCCTAAAATATCCTTTACAACTACTTTTCTTAAGAGCTCACAATGCTTATTTCTTCCTAAGAGGTAACTTGTTCTTCTGCCAATGTGTGACAGGATTTCAAGTTTTTCTACCTCATTAATCTGCTCTCTTTCGCCTTTTTCAGAAATAATAAATATCAATCTGCTAAAACTCCTTTCTAATTAATAAGCTGAAATATCATTGACACAACAAATAATATTGCTGATAAAATCCATAAACATTCAGCTATTCTGCTGTCTCTCTTTGCTTTCTTGTATGCCGCAATAGAGACTTCTAACTTGTTTCTTTCTGCTATCAGCCCTTCTGCTGATATGCTATACTGTGGTGTTACCTGTATATCTTCCATAAACTTCTCCTTATTTTAAAAAATTGTGATATAATCCCTTTATCTCCCTATAGAAAAGAGGTGATTTAATGGATAACTCAAAGCTTGCTGAACTTTATGCTCTTGCTAAAATATGTGGTTATCAAGGTGATGTTCCTAAATTCAAAGAAGAGTGCCGCAAATACTATGATGAATTTATGAGTACTATCAAGTCGCAGCCAGCTAAAGCCACAGCAATCGGTAATCCTTTTCGCATTGGCTATTAGCATTTAATTGCCAGTAAAGCATTGGTGAGGGAATTGAGAATTCTACATTCACTCTGTATTGTCTCATTTTTCTCACCTTTTATTACATCATCAGCAACACCTAAAGCAATCTGTTCTACATAGTCTTGCAAACTTCTTTGCTGTTCGTCACCTTTAATCACGTATGGTTCTCTCATTCCTGTTCCTTTCTAAAGTGCTGACTTGCCAACTTCCATTGAATAGTCACGCTTTTCTTTTTCACAAGGAATATGTGAAGAAGCACTAACGATAATCTTCATATAATCTAAAAATCCTTGAGCTTCCGAAGCAGATAAGCCATATTGTGCAATTAATTCTCTTACAGAGCCAGTTAATTCGCCTATATCCTTATAGTTTTGTAAGCGCTTTACATAAAACATACAGCCTTCTGTTGTTTTTATAAGTTCCTCTTTTATGGCATTTTCAATAAAATCTCTCATCTTTACTCCTTTCTTAGCAATTAAAATAGTAAGTCAATTATCGTAAGTGAAATATTCAATATTGCAATAACAACAGCGATTATTGATGTTATTAATGCTATGTCACAAAGTCTTAATTTCTTCATTGATACCTCTTTACTTAATCCATTTTTCAACTGGGATTTTTGTTGCTTCTGCAATTTTTTGTACTGTGGTTAACGCCGGTAAAGAATTATTATCTTTCCACCTGCCTACAACTCCATTACCAAGACCACATTTTTTTTCAAATGCGTGTATTGACAAATTGTTTTCTTCGCAATAAGCGACAACATTTTGATAAAACATAGACTTCTCCTTTCTTTATTTAATAAAGATTTAGAGAAAAGCTTGACAATCTTTAGAGAAAGTTCTAATATATGAATTGTCGAGAAACATATTTTGAGAGCACTTCCCTTTAAGTTTATTTTTTAGGCTTTTCCCTAACCTTTAAACTTATTATATAGAGTGTTCTCTAATTTGTCAACACCTTTTTTAGGTGAAACTCTAAAAAATGGAGGAAAACACAAATGAACACGGTAGAAAGAGTAAAAGACCTATGCAAACAAAGGAAGATTTCAATACATAAATTAGAATTAGAATGTGGTTTTGCTAACGGATATATAGGTCAGTTGCGTAAAGGTACATTGCCAGATGATAGGTTGGGAAAAATTGCCGAATATTTAGGCGTATCAGCCGAATATTTAAGAACTGGCGAAGAAGAACAGCTTATTTTATCTGAACAAGCTGATTTGTGGATTAAAATTAGAAATGACAAAAGATTATTACACTCATTAAAAACATTTTTCGAGTTAAGTGACGAACAGCAAGAATATGTCCTCGGCTTAATTAATTTATTTAAAGGAGAGTCGTAATAAATGATTGAATCGAAGGATTTTTTAAAGACTATAGTAGAGAAAAGAGATAAAAATGGCAACACTAACTATGCCGACATTGCTAGTTGCCTTGGCATTGATATGATTTCAATGTTGCCATTTATGAGAGAGCTTAGTAATAAAGGTTACATCACCCAAACCCTTGAAGATGTAACTATTACTAAACTTGGGCTACTTGCTTATGATGAACTTTAATTAATACTCACGATTTATTAAATTGCGATAAAATCTTTTATTCTTTCAAGTGTACTAGTGCAACATTATGTTGCACTAGTTTTCTTTATATCTGCTATTATTTTATAGATATACTCTAATACTGCATTATCGTTGGTATTTTCTACCATTTCAATAATTTCCTTTTTGTAATCATTGTTATTCACATTCGCACTTCCCCTCTTTTACTATTGTGACGATGTAATTATTATAGAACACACGTTCTATCGTGTCAAGTGTAGCGGCGATATTGCCAACGCCAATCAAACAATATCGCCTGCCAGAACTTGAAAATGTTTAAGGGTCTTTTCTCAAAGACAAGTTTATTATACATTTATCGTTAGTATATTTCAAACACTTTCGGTCGTGTTATTCTGACACTATTCGACAACTAACTGGAACTTGTCGATTGCATTACCCATAACGCCTGCATATCCGTCCATTCCGTTAGATGTTTCATCATCTATCTGCTCTGGATAGAAGTTTCTGTTGCCGAATACAGATACCATATACTTAGCATACTTCCAAGGCTCACCCTCTGGTGTATAGTAGATGATTTCTACGGCATCTATTGGTGTACGCTGGTCACCTGCAAAGCCATTCTCAAAATCATCATAATCAAAGCCAGTAACATAAGGAAGCCAATCGCCACCTTTTAAGTGAACTCTGTACTTAACTGAACCTCTGCTAACCTTGATAATAAGTGCTGTGATAGCTTTATTGTCGCCTGCGCCAGCCCAATCTTCTCTGTCCTCTACTTCGCCCCACCAACGGTCTGTATAAGCGGCATATGTAGCATATACGTGTTCATCTGCGCTATCCTCTGCGTTATCTTCTTCACTGTTATCTTCTGTATTATCTTCATCATTATGAAAGCCATAAAATTCTGATAAGTCGCAAACTCCGTCTACACCGTCAACTCTTGCGCTAGAAGTATACTGCCACCCCGCAAGATAATGGTCGATACTGGGTGTCTTATCTGCGTTAACATCATCATTTAACTGCATTTCATCATATCCTAAGTAGTAACGTGCTATCCAGAACGGACAATCTAAGTCGCTAGGGTTTGTATAAGGCTTGATGTAACTGCCATAGAATGATAAGCCAGTATATACGCCGAACTGATAACCTGCACTCTCGATAACCTCTTTGTAAGCCTTGATAATGTCGATAAGCTCTGAACCTAAGTTCCGCATACATTCATCTTCAACGTCCATCCAGACAGTTACCTTACGTCCGTCAAGCACTTCTAATACTCTTTTAGCCGCCGCAATAGCTTCTTCTACCGTCGGCGTGTATACATAGTTATATACACCGCAGATATGCACGCCTGCTAACTGACAGCCTTTCCAGTTATTTTCAAACTGCTTGTCTGGGTCAAAATCACGTCTAATGACCTTAAGGATAGCATGAGTAAGTCCTGCCGCTTTAACCCTATCCCAATTAACATCACCATTCCACGCTGAAAAATCTCCACATTTAATCATACTAAAATACCTCGCTTTCTACTGTTCCTGTTATATTTACATCTGAACTAATTGTGTTATCTTCTGTGCTGTATGTTGCCTTGTAAGTGTTTTTAACACCATCAAGAAAGCTCTTAAGCTCACTGTCTAGTGCTGTATCATTTGCTAAGTATGCCGCAAAATCATTAAAGCTGGCTGACATACTAACTGTGCCACTTTCGCTGATTGTAGCTGACAGATAAGCCACCTGTTTAAGTGTTCCGTCTGAGCTTTGAACAGAAAGTGTTCCATTTTTCTGAATTGATGAGTTGATGTCTAACATTGTGTTTTACCTCCTAATTTGTATTAAAAAAAGGACACCCGAAGATGTCCTTAATTGCTAATATCCGATTCCATTTGATTTGTATTACGTTGATATTTGTAATCCAAAAAGTGCTTGAATAGATTGTGTATAAGTCTTTGTGCCCTCTTTAGTTGAACCAGCTTCCAGTTTAATTCTGTGCGTTGCATTGTCATTAAACCACCAAACAAATGTAGCACCGCCTGCAAGTTCTGATGGGTGGCTATTTGCCAATCTGTTGCGGTTATTCATAACACAATTTCCGTCAATGTATATTTTTGCCGTAGTAGTTCCGTAATCGTCTTTAGTGTCCGTCCAAATTGATATATTGACAACTAACATTCCATTGCCTTTGATAGTGTAGTTGCGTACAAAGTTTTCTAAATCTATTGATGTTGATGTTTCTTTGACATTTATTGTATTTAAAAATGTGTTAAAAGTTGAATAGTCTACAGGGTCTTTAACAATCAAGTTGTCGCAACTAATTTCATTACTATATAATGTCCCTATTCCTAATGTAGTTTGCCTTGTTTTGCCCCAAATATCAGTACCTGAAATACTCAAAGCGTTCTTAATGTCAGAAGGGTTAAGCTTATATGTTATGTCACTTTTTTTTGCATACTTCCACTTACTAAAATCAGTTTCTGTCTGCGTTCCTAAAACATAATTTTTCGCTACTACAAAATCAGTCAAATCAACTTTACCACTTCCATTTAGGTCGTATTGACTTAATGCGAGTTGCGATGTTGTATTGTTTACAATGGCATTTCGCAAGGTATGTAACACATCTTTATCTGGTAGTAAATATATAGAAACTGTATTTGACATCTTATTTGAATCAAATTGAAATCCACTAATTTGTCCTTTTATTGTATATAAATATCCGTCGCTTCTAACATAAAACGGGTAGCTAAACACATTATCTTTAACTGTAGCTCTGACAGACATAACCTTTGAATCGCTTCCAGTTGATTTATCCAGCGACACTCTGTATAAGCCATAACCCACACTAGAGTCGTATTTGTAATCGCTGTAAATAGAAGTGGAATTGATATTCCAACCGCCTATTGTACCGCCGTTTCCGACAAAGTTTTTGCAAGTTATAGTTCCGTCCGCTGTAATGCTGGTATTCGTGCTGTTTAACGTAAATCTATTACCAGAAAGATTAAGCCCACCTCGGGCAGTTATATTAATGGTATCTGCAATAGCTTCAATCGCAGATTTAAGCTCACCGCTTTTGGGGTCTTTCTTGATGTAAGCTGAAAGGCTTGCTGTTGTAGCATAATTTTTAAGGCTATCTTTTGTGGCATATGCTCCTGCTACTTCTAACTTAATCGCTGAACTTTCTTTACTTATTGCTGTGCTTATAGCCGCGTTCATCTGCGTTGTTGTGCTGTAGCTACTTAAGCTATCTTTTGTAGCATAAGTATTAGACACTTCAAGTTTAATGCTATTACTTTCCGCTGTGATAGCTTGTGTAATAGCATTATTCATCTGTGTTGTTGTACTGTAATTATCAGCTATATTCTTTTGTGTCTGCGACAATGCCGTTGAGATTTTATTGAGATTAATCTTAAGACTAGCGTTTTGATTAAGCATATAAGCTAATTGTGTGTTAGACACTTCTTTCCAAAACCAATCGCCATTATCATCTTTAGTCCAACGCCAAGTTTTTTGAGCTGTTTCATTGTACGCTATTGCTCCGTGATGTTTAGCATATTCATCATTGCTGTAAGTCCAAGTAAGATTATCATCTGGAAATAAATCGTCTGATGGATAAATGGGTATAAACCAATCAACAGCTGGATAATTATCTTTTGTAGGTGTTTCTGTTACTGTATATACCATAAAATTATCATTCGTTTGTTGGTATAAGTCAGATAACGTAATTTCGTAGCTATCTAGCTTCTGATTAACAGTAGAAAACTTAGTCTTAATGCTTTCATTGTCAACATTTTCAGTCCACCATAATTTATTAGTGATAAAATCACTAGCAACTTTCATCATACCGCCCCATTGCGTGTAATCCTTGCCAGCGCCACTTGTTATAGCTTGCATAACAACATTAAGTGTCTGCTTTTCGTTATCAAGATATATCTTGTTACTCTTAAGTGTATGGGTGCTATCGTTATTGATAACATTGAATAGCGTTTCAATATCTAACTTGCTTGCATTGATATTAGCATTATCTTGAACAATATCATCACGAACAACTTTTCTTGTAACACCTTTTTCAGTAAGTCCCAAGGCATCAAACATAAGATTTCCAGCCTTATCCCAGACATACATATTGTAGTCTGAATTAGCGTCTTTACCTATTTGAACTCTTATTCTGTCAGTATCTTTGATGATAATTGTATTGTCTTGCCAATAAGACATTCCATTTTCACTATGAACCTTAAACTTAGTTGTATTAAGGTCAAGTGCTGTAATCTTGCTCGCAGCTATGCTGTCAATCATAGCATCTTTAATCTGTGCATTGCCGATAACACTTACAACTGCATTAGCAAATTCTGTTGTTAAGCTCTTGCCTGTCGCCGAACCAAACATTAAGGTCTTAATGTCTGCTACATCTGCATTTAACACACCTACATGTGCATAATCTGCTTGCAACTTAGCAATATTAGCCTCATTAATCGTAGCTTTACTTGCTGTCAAATTAACAATATCTGCTGTGATAGTTTCAATCTTATTAGCCTTTAACTGGTCTATATACGCTTGATGTGCCTTTAAATTCTCAATATTAGCATTAGTTATATCAGCATTTTCAATAACTGCCTTATTGATTAAGACTAAATCAGCGTAGTATCGTTCCATTTGCTTTGTTATCGGACCGCTAGCGATGTTGCTGTTTTCTGTATCGGATTGTCCGATAGATGCAACTGTATCCATCAAACCACCGTCACATTCGTGGGTTATCTGCATTATAGGCACTTTGTAATCAATGCCACCCTTATTAACAGTTATAATATCTCCTACTTCAAGCCGCCAGTCGCCGACAAACTTGACTGTAAGCGGTCTAAACTGAAAACCGCCTATCTTTTTGTAGACTTCATCAAGGATTGCTTGTGTCATAAATGGGTTAGCAAAGCTAAGTCCTGTTGCACCGCTACCGCTAGTAATTGTGCTAGTTTCCTTATCGCCGGACTTTGTATTATTACAAGTCAGCTTTCTTATCGTAAAATCCTTGCTAGTAGTAAAAGTAACCCCTTGCTGATAGTATTGATGTCCGTCAAGCACGTAGCCGCTATCCTTGTACCATTTAATTTCAAGGTTTCCGTCAGAATTAATAGCCGCATTGCCGCCTTGCAACGTAGCCATATAGCCTATCATTTCACGCATTGTATAACCTTGCGGCTTATCTGTAATTGTATGCGTGTTTGTTATGCTAGTTGCTAACTGTATGCTTAGCTTTGTACAGATTTCCTCTAAAATAGCCTTATCCGTACTAGGATAAGTTAATTCAGAAAAATAACCTTTTTCAGCTTTGTACATCTTGTCATAAGCTGTGTACTTAGTGTATTCGCCGTTGCTCTCTTCTTTAGTTACAGTAAATATGCCTATCTGTACATACTCAATTCCACTATCACCCTTAACACCCTCAAAAATAGTTATGTCTTTATTTTCAAGTGTAATTTGTGGCTTAAAAATAGAAAAGGTAACACCGCTACTGCAAGTGTTACCTATTGAAATACTATTATTCGGATTGATTATATTGTTGTACTTAAACTCATTAAGTGTCTGATTATATTCTTTTCCGTCAACTGTATACTTGCTGTAATATCTTGCATACAGTAAGTTGAAGTTCGCACCCCAATTGATATTTTTCATATATTGGATTGCCCCTTTCTGCTGATTAATCGTTAATCATAAAGCTAAGTGCAATAATCTGTGCTGGCTCAATAGCTTCACAGCTATCAAATGCACTTATGTTAACTTTCGTGTATTCAAGCACTTCTATTTCCTGTTCTCCTAGCTCGTCAAGCTCTGATTTTGTTTTATTGCTATCCCCTTTATTTTCTTTGCGTATCTTTTTTATCGTTTCTACAACTGCTTTAAAGTGCGGTTCTAATGCCTTAATGTTAGACATAATGGCAATTGCTAACTTGCCACCCATTTTAAGCTGTGCTACACTTGCAAGTGCTTCATAATGTGCTAAGACTTCATTTCCTGTTATTTTCATAGTTAATCTCCTTATTTCTGAATTAAACTTAATTTTGCTCCGACTATTAATCCGTCCTCATTCTTTACCCTTGTGAGATACGGATATGTCACATCTCCTGTGTATATTGTCATTTCTTTTTGTTGACCGCCTAAGAATAGGACTTGTGCTGTTGGGAATGGGTTATTTTCATCACTAATCACATTATCAAGCAACAACGCCTGTTCACCTGTTAATGGCGGTAATTGAAGCTCTACCTTGTCTTTAATAGCTACGATTGTGCCTACCATTTCTCCGTAGTCGTTTCTTCCTGTGTTTTTAGACCATATCTTGTTTCTGCTGTATGTGTAGCCATTATATGCTACTGGGAATGTCACTCCCTCGATAATTACAGCACTTATCATTCAATCGCCCCTTTCTGCCTAAAAAATAGGTAACAAAAAAGGGAGCGTACCTTTTCTGATACGTTCCCTTAGTTTTATATATTTATATTTTTAAGTTGCCCCTACTGCTAACATTTTATTTCAATACCTATTTTGAATTTTTATTCATTAACTTCACTAAACAATATTTCTTTTAATTAAATTATTTAAGTCGCTTCAATTTGAGTTGATTCAATGCGTCTCCAAGACGGTTTTCTTTTATATGTATCGCCCAATGTACGAACATATATATCTCTTGAAACCTCACCAGCATGAGGTATATATATTTGACATGTGCCCCATGTAGATTCATATTTTGACAATAATGTTATAAGAACACCATATCCATATGCGCCTTGAGGCATTCCTGTTATGCTACTAGGATTTTGTGTAGCTACAGCGTGAATATATAATGGTTTATGAGAGCTAAAAAGTTCACTATCCATATTTATATTATTTTCAGAGCCAATACTATGGTTATCCAATGTTCCAATAATATTGTTGTCTAGATTATTTTTCAACAAAGCAACATCTGCATTAAGCCGTCCTGTGTTACCAGTATAGGATACAAAATCATCATGCGTTGCGTTAAGATTTGTAGTTATCATTGGTTTTTTATTAAGATTATTTGCTGTAGCACCTTGTGCAAAATGCATATGTATTTGCAATATTGGTTTATCTGCATCAACTTCAAAAATATCGCCATCGTGTAGAGTTTTAACCCTTGCATTGTTAGATGTTCGTTGGTATCCGAGTGCATCGAGCAGTTTGTATTTTCCATACTTTAACTTTATAGTGCTAAATGTAAAATCTGTTTCTGCTGTTGCAGTACCAGTGAACGTGTACGTACCATCCCCATTGTTGGTGCAAGTAATACCATTCTTAGAGGAAGTTTCAAGTGTTGGGTTTAATAAATTAGTGCAAATATTATTAGTTAAATTGTTGTTTAGCTCACTTATCATACTATTGTTATTCTTAATGCCATCTTCCATGTGATTAAGTCTGTCTGGACTAAATGGAGTACCGCCAATAGGCTTAGCTTTCCACACTTGCTTTACATATTGAATAAAATTCATAGTAAAACCTCACTTTCTAAGCACACAAAAAGGACACCTCACAATTAAGTGAAATGTCCTTGTCATTTTGCTATTTATTTGTTATTATTAGTTGTGCATAGTTCCCATATACTATGCTTTTATTCTTCGGTTAGAATGATAGTTAAACCCAAACTATTGTTCTGGCTATTTACTTTTTTATTCTTAAAGTTCTATTAACTAACACTTTCCATGTATTGTAATCATCAATAAACTTATAAATATCCTTATGCTGATTTAAAAAGGCGTATACTGCAAAATAATTAAATCCTCTAATATATTCTGGTGGTGGATTATCTTTCGTTTTTCCATAATCACATATTGCAAAAAAATCTCCATAATTTCTAACAGTAGTGTCGAAAACATCTTGCTGTTTCACCATTTTTCCTGCGCAACTATTGTAATAATTAATTAGCTTGTCTGCTGTTTCTTTTTTAATCGCTGGGTAATCATATTTTTCATTGTACTTCAATATTTCCGTCATTGAAATGTACGTTGCATGGAATTCAGACCAAAGCCTTATATAATCATTTTCGGTCAATTCTCTTTTGTTCTTTATCCCGAATTTTTCTCCAATGATAGTAAAGTCATCAATATGAGTTAATTCATGATGTGTTGTTGATATCATATTTACTAAATCATTGTCATACTTAATGTATACTTCAAATTGATTATTAATCGTTGGGTACACTAGCCCAAATTCTTTCCCATTAAGCATTTTAGCATAGTCACTATCAATTTTATTAATAGCCTCATATATATTATCAACAATTAATATTGAGTTATTCCAATCTTGAATATCACTTTGTATATTACGTTCTTGCGCCGTTATAAGTGCATGAGCTTTAATTCTTGCTTTGTTTATCTTCATATTACTTTCCCTTTTCCTTTTTATTTCCAAAATAGCAACATACCATTGTTCCACTAACATATATCACTATAACGAATCCAAGGGATAAATCTTCTCTCTGAAACCATTCAGACATATTATAAAGTTCTTCATTTATAAAGTTTCGTGTTGACACTTCTGCGCTTGTTTCTGTACCTTTTTCATTTTTCTCTGTGCAAAACTCCAAATAATCTTGAATTTTACCGCCTGTTCTTCTACCACTATCCTGTAGATACCATATAAAAGTCGCAGATAATAACACCCAAATAATTAAGCATATCGCTTTCCTTTTCATTGTGATACACCCCCTTGCTGTCTTAATAGTTAGAGTGTATCACAACATTGTATTAAATTCAATTATATGTTATATGCAGGCAACCCAGTCATTGCTGTGTACATATTTGCTTGCTTTTGTGTAACTCTGAATATCTCTTGTCCGTCAATTTCTATTGTTCTTCCATTTTCAACAGCGTATATTAGTTGCCTTAATAACATATTAGTTTCTGTTGTAGCGCTATTATCCATATTAATCTGTGGCATTGTAGGTATGCTAGTATTTGCATTAAATTTACTCGCTTTTGTACTTTGAATAATATCGCTAGTAAAGTCGCCTAAAGAAACCTCAACAGGTTTGTAATTGAGCTCCATACCTTGTTTGAAACCCTCTATCGTGTATTCACCTATCTGTTTCATAACTCTTGATGGACTATGAATGTCTAAGGCATCTCTTATTGTATCAGATACGTTATCTGCGATGTATCTAGCTTCGCTGAAAATACTGTTTTCCATACTTTCTAAGCCATCATAGAGACCTCTGCCTGCATAATGGCCTATATCCCATAATGAATCATATATGCCATCAAAGCCGGATTTAACATTGTTAACGTAATCATCAATCGTACTATACGTGCTACCTAAATTGTCAGATAAACCATTGTTAAAGCCCTCAACAACCCATCTTCCGTATTCTTCCGCACGCCTTGATGGTGAACCAAAATTCATTGCACTATCGTGAATATTTCTATCTAATTCATCCATCCAATCTCTTACAGCATTGTTGCTTCTATCAACATTATCAACAATTCCGTTAACAAAGCCATCTACTGTATTTCTTCCATAGCCCTCTACGTCTACTGCTTCTCCTGCTTCATTTAAAGCAGAATCAAGCATTTCTTGCCAATCTTCCTTAAGTTTAGGCTTTGTGTTGTTAACACCAACATTGGAATAAACTCTAATACTATCAAATAGTGATGTTGTGAGCTTGTCTGCCGCTTCATCAGCGTACACGCTTCCGTCTATTCCTAACTGATTAAAGCCATCTTTAACAGAATCAAGTGCTGGGTCTAATGTGCTTTTACGCCATTTCTCAATAACGCTTTTAATATAGTTTTCTTTTGTTGTGAATATTTTAGCTATTGGGTTTAGGTTTTCATAGTCTTTTGTTGCTTCTTCAACTACTGATGGAAGTTGATTGAGTAAGTTATACTGTACTTGATTAGCATATTGCATATATGCCGCGTCTATTCTCTCTGTGCCTTGTTGTACTTGCGTATCACTAGCACCATATAAACTTGACCAATCAAATTGACTTGCATCTATTCCTAAAGCAGTAAGTCTATCTCTCATATCCGTTATAGCTTGTGACGATTCCGTTCCCAATGTAGATAAGTTATCTTTTCCGTTTTGTGCCGCTGTTACAACTTCATTTACAGCCTCACTAAATCTTTGAACATCAAGTCCGGATTCTGTCATATACTGTGATATATCTAATGCGCCGCCAAATCCTTGAATAGCAAGTGTCGCATTATCAACCGACTTGTCACTATTAATAGAAGATATTTTATCTATTAAAGGCGTAGCCGCATTTAAGAACTCTTCTTCTGATATTTTTCCATCATTAAACTGCTGTATAAGTGTTTCTAGATCTGAACTCATACTTGTAAACGATTCATTTCCTTTGTCGCGTAAACTTGCTAATTGTGCCACATACTCTGGAATTGCAACGCCTTGCGCTTCAAGAATATCTTTCCAAGCGCCTACAACATTACCAACGATAACATCATATTCATCATTGAATACATTTTTAGATTCACTTAATAAGTTTTGGAATTGTTCTATAATTTCCGGCATTTTTTCATTAGTTGTGTATGCTCCATCTTCAACCGCTGTTTTTAAAAGATTTACATTATTTGTTGTTTCTTCAAGATTTTCTTTTGCTTCTGATATATTTTTTAGTTTGTCTGTGGTTTCAGTTATACCATCTGTTATTTTCCCAAAAGAGTCTTTGGCTACATCGCCTAATTCTTTCATTGTAACAGTTCCAGTATTTTGCAATGCTGTAAACATACTATTAAATTCTGCTTCTTTTACAGCTTGTGAGATACCCACTATTGACGATATTAAGCCAGTAGCACCTACTATTAATGCTGTGAATGGGTTTGATAAGCCTATAAGTTTTAATGCCGCTGTTGCTACACCTGCACCGCCTGCTATTTTAGCAATAGAAGCTACAAGGTTGTCACTCCCTGCCGCCAACTCATAAAAGCCGCTTTTAACAAGTGAAAACTCTGCAAATACACCTATAACGCCTATTGCACCTTTCTGCAATGCTGACATTTTACCTCTAATAGTTTCAATCCCCTCATTAAATGTAGCAAAAAAGCCATTGTCATTCAAAGATGTTTTAAGGGCATTAAAGGTTTTATTAACATCAGTTACAGTTTTAGCTGCCTTTGGGTACATAAATGTTAGTGCCGAAGCCGCCGCCTTATTTCCATTAAGTGCGCCTGTTGCCGCCGCTACTGTTGTTGCAAATTTATCAAGTGTCTTGTACGTTTTTACTATACTAGCTACAACTGCCGAACCACCTATCGCCTTAAGCACTTTAGGAACTGCCACAAGCGATATAAGAAGTGTTTCTATAGGTGCTTTAGACAGCATACCCAAGTACAACTCAATAGCCGCTTTTAAGCCTTGCACAAGCACTTTAGCCGCCGATTTAAATACCTTAGTCCAATTAATGCCTGCAAGGAAGTCTCCCATTTTCTGACCGATTTTAAACCAGGGAACATCATCTATAGCGTCTGCAAACCAATTAAATATCCCTGCGACAAGTTCAGAAGTATCTTTGCCTGCCATTTTAAAGTCGCCAATCGCAAAATCTTGGAAAATCTTTTTAACAGGCTCAAGTGCCTTATCAATCCTATCAGCCCACGCAATAGCCGAATTTTCCATATTGGCAAATGCTTTATTCCAAGCCGCTTCATAATCAGCTGCTGCCTTAGTAATATCATCTGTTAAGTCAATACTGCTACCACCGCCGCCACCGCTTGAACCCTTGCTTGAGCTTGTATCATCTTGTAATTTATTTATTTCATCAAATCCCATAAGGGATAATGTAGCTTTCTTAGCTGAATCAGCTACATCTTGGTAGCCATCTGAAATATCTTCTAAGCCGTCTGATGTGTCTTTATAGCCACTTTGTCCGAAGCTCTCAAAGTCAATCTTAACACCCATAAGGCTTGCAAGGTTCACTAGAAGTCGCTTAATTGCAATAGCTACTCCGTTTACTATTGGCATAACCTTTGAAAGAATTGGGATAAATAGCTGTCCTGCTACCATTCCTACCTCTTTCATATTGTTGCTGAACTGGCGTAACATATTACTTGGGGAGTTGATTGTCAAATTTGTTATCGTATAGGCTCTTTATCCTATACTTCTTATAGTTTCCTATAAGTTCAGAGTACATTATCACCCACATCATTATGTTTGGTTTGGTGGTAGCCACTTCCACCTCATACTGCCCTATATGCAGTAGTGTCGGACACTCTTGGGAATATTATATTTATTCAATTCCTACTCGTTACGATACTCAATAGCCTGTTCGTAATCTATTGAGTTATCTCGGTATTAGCATAGTTGAAAACTTTAGCCTTTACCGATTTTGCCCGATTGCCATAAGATATTTCTATTCTTATGCAACACTTGGAAGATAAGCTATATCATTAACTTTCTTCCGTCTATTAGCTAAGTCGCCCCAAGATACTTTTGATTGGTCTAATATTGCTAACACTCTTAACTGTTGTTTTTCCATCTGTGTCATTTCAGACACCGACTTAGAAATGCCTAAGTTGTAAGCATACGTCGCTAATGTAGCATTGGTAATATCAATACCATACTTGTACAATGCCCTCGATTGTCCGATTAAACCGCTTTGTAAGTTCTGTGCTACTGTTGAATAGTCCACGTTAAAAAGTGAGCTTATATCGCCTGCAAGCATTGTCATTGACTTTGTTATTGCTGTTGTTGCTTCGCCTGTCTGTCCTAATGAGTTAGTGACAGAAGCTAACTGCGAAGCGTACTGCGTTATCTCTTGTATGTTAAGTCCTAAGTTCTTTGCTCCGCTTTCTTCAAGCAAACCACCTTGAACATTAACTTTTAAACCAGATAGTTTTCCAAGAGTATCATTTACTCTGCTTTGAAAACTTTCTGCATATGCTGTTGCGTTATCATATCCGTACTTTTCGTAATCTTTATCCCACTCTGAACCAATCTTACCAAACGCAACCGCTTGATAGTTGAACGCTTCAATGTAATCTGTTGTTGACTTGATGGCTTCTATAAGCTTCTTACTGCCACGAATTACCATAAAATAGGTGGCATAAAACTTACCTATTGCACTTGCCAAGTTCCAACTGCTCTTAGTCGCTGTCCTGACGCTCGTAGAAACGCCATACAGCGACTTTTGAAGTGAGTTTGAAGAAGTACTCACCTTGCTACCTTGACTAGCAAGATTAGCCAATGCGTTAGTCATTTGAATAACATTCTGACTTACTGTTGGTGCTCTTGATAGCGTTGTCATTAAGCCATTTAAAGCATTGCCTAGCTTTGGAATGTTTACAACGGCATTTTCTATACTCTTACTGCCTAGCTTACCAAGTGACTTTGCAAATTCTGTGACCTGTGTTGCATTTTGCGGAATAGCTGATATGCTTGCAACTGCCTTTGTGACAGCTTGAAGTGATGTAGCTGTGTTAGTTAGTGCAACCGAATCAACAGAACCTATTTTTGTGATGTTCTTAGCAAGTCTTGTAAAATCTGCTGTTCCTGCGTTCATATTCTGCATAGCAGAACCTAACTGGCTAACACCATTTGCAAGACCGCTTAGTGATGAACCATTCACAGTTGCAAGTGATGTTGACAGCCTTGTAAGCTGATTTATCAGTTTATCAACAGAATTGATAACTTTAGTGGCAGTACCGGTAATTTTGACTTCTAATGAATCTAATTCCACGCTTATACCTCCGGCTTATCATTTTTAGGGTGTGCTAAATCCCAGTTTGCTTTTCGGATTTTCATATTTAAAGCAAACTCTTCTCTCTTTCTTTGTATTTCATCTTCGGTGTTTTCTTTTTTGCTAATATCGCTATAAATAGGTTTGTCTGGATATTCAAGCTCGCCTTTACCCCAAGCACCATTCCTAACACCTATCTTGACTGCTGGAAGTATGTAGTTACCTACTGCAAGCCATATATCCGAATCTATTCGTTGTCTTTCAAGTTTCTTGCCCTCTGCAACCGCCCATAGTTTTTTAGGTGTCATTTTAAGAAAGTCTGAATAACTAACGCCTAGTGAACTGGCTAAGACAAAGTATTCTTCCCAGATTATTTTGTGGAAGTCTGCTTTTTCTTGTGGTCTTGTGGAACTACTGTTGGCTTCTTCTGTTCCTGTGTCGCTTCTTCCACATTGTTCGCCATTTCCTCTAACATCGCTGTTATTCCCGACAGCTCGAAAAAACCATCATCTTCCATCGCTTTCTTGATTTCTTCAAACAATGTTCTATATCCGTAACTCTTATCCGTCTTTCTCTTTTCTGTAATATATGCTCTAGTGAGTTCCTTTGCTTCATCCATAGTTACAGGGTTATTGTCAATACAGCCTGCATAGATAGCCAATATGCAAATCTCCGGTATATCCGCTGTCATATTTGCTAATCCATCAAAGGAAGCCTGTGCAACACTTTTATCTGTCTGTGCAAGTAAGTAAGAACCATTGACAACAGAAAACATTTTCTGCACTATCTCTTTGCACTCTGCCGCACCAAAAGAGAACTCAACTTTGTATTCTTTTCTATTTACATTAATATTCATCATAATTTTTACCCTTTCCCACCCTATCGTCCATATAGGGAAAGGTGCGGATTTTACACCGCACCTACCTTTTAAATTGATTATTCTGTTACATCATCAAGATATGATGTGTAGTCGGCTGTTTTGGCGTTTTCTACGCTATCCGACACAGCCTTTTTAGATTTAGTCGAATAGCTCATCATTCCCCCGATGTTGGGACAACTGCTGTATCTGTTCCTATCATATCCTCAATAATAAGGTTGATAGCCATTGTAAGAAGCCCATTCTGCTCTTTACTTGTAATTGGTAACTTTGATGGTGGCTGTGCCACAAAGAACTCTGCATCTGTAATACCTGGTGTGATTTCCTGGAACCACATTCTCTTGCCGCCAGTCAATTCATTGTAAGCTGTGATAACATCTTTCCATTCCTTAATTGTTGCGTCCGTCTTGTTGACTGTAACCGCAACTGTATCTGTAACTGTATCTCTGCCTGCAATGTTTCTTGTCTGCTTATCTTCAAGTGCCGAAGCGTCTATTGCTTCCGGTGTTACTGTAATCTCGTCAATAGAGTTAATTCTTGTAAGTAACTTGAATGATGTTGGCTTTGTGCCTGCTGTTGTTTCAACTCCGTAAGAGAAAGTAACGCCCAGTGTACTTAATCCTGCTACTGCATCTGCCATTGTCTACCTCCTAAAAATTGCAAAAAAATAAGAGCATTTCTGCTCTTTGTTACATTAATCTGTCATTTGCCGCTATCATTCGTCTGAATCTAGCGGTACTCTTGTGTACTTTATTGCTGATTGAAAATTCTGGCATTGCATTGCCTTGAAATCTCATTATCTTAAATACATCTGTAATTATCGCCATAACTTTGCGGCAATCAGCTTTGCTTGTGTTAGTAGTAACATCTACTTGGAATGTTGCTAACAAAGCATTAATTGTCTGTCCGTCAAGTGTCTGCCCTTGCTCTACCGCCGGTAACAGATGTATGTATACCGTTGGGAACACCGCTTGACCACTGCTTTCTCCCTCATTTGTTATAACTATCTTGGGGTACGCTTTCTTTAATTGCGTTAGGGTTTTAGCCTTGACAAGTGCTGTGACTGTGTTTTCAAGGTCTATCGCCCAATCGTTTGCATTTGCCATTAACTAAACACCTCTTTTGCTATCTGCTTATACTGATTAATAATCTCCATTGTGGCGTTATACATAGGCATTGTGGCTTTAACGCCGTGTGTAGGTTTCCAACTTTCACTTTGTTCATCCCAGAACCACCATGTGTCTTGCCAAGCATGAACCTGTCCCGGGTATGTGCCAACTCCTAGTCCTAACTCATCAGCTTTAGGATTGGCAATAGCGTTATAATGAATACCAGCACCGAATTCGATTGCTAAAAGCGTGTAAAATGGCTCTCTATCTTCCACCTCAACAGTTTTACCGGTAGCAATCAAAATAGCTTGGTAGCCATCTTGAATAGGCTTTCTGTCAACTCTCAATGTTACTGTCCTGCCTAATGGACTTTCATTAACACTCATAATTGCTGCTTTGTCGCCTAATTCTGCTAGTCGTTCAACAAGCAATTCACATTTATATTGCAAACTCTGCTTATACTGTTGTAGCTGTCTGATAGCTTCATTTACGGACTTTTCAGACAAGGATATATTAATTGTATGTCTTGCCATAAACACGCTCCTTAACCGCTTGCGAAATAGCTTGTCTTATGCTTTCAATTATTGGCTCTTGTGTAGATGGGATTGCCTTTCCTTTAAAGACACAACCAACTAACTGTTCATTGTCTGTTTGTATAAATAAAGAATCACTTTGTGGAAATCTACCTGCCTGATACTCCATGTAAACCACCTACTTTACAACCGCTTTAAGCATATACTTAGTTGAACACAATGCCGGTTTCATACCTACAATCGTGAAGTCCGCTGATGTTTCATCAACAAGGCTATCATCTGTGTATGTAGGCTTGCTATCAAGCCAGATAAGGTCGCCTTTTTGAACAGGCAACATATTCCTATCTGTCAGTAAAATAGCATCAAAATCAGCGGTATCAAAGCCGTATTCTTTACTCTGTGCCTCTCCGCCACTGAATGATATGTTTGCTTTGAAATCAATTGGCTCTGAAAAGCCTGTTTTTTCTTCAAGGACTTTGGGTATCTTATTTCCCTCATCATCAAGATAAGGGATAAAATTACCTTCTGTGTCGGTATATCCCTCATAAAGGATATTGCCCTCATCATCTCTTTCATAGATAGTAACAGTCTGCCCTTGAAGTGAATACTTCATAGCCTGCTTATTAATATCAAGCATTTACTTCACATCCTTGCCGAAACGCTTCCATAAATCGGATAACTTCTCCCAGCCAAACATTGCAACAAACGCAACGATAAAGCCTGCCATAATAGCCGCAAGTATCATATACCACAGTATCGTCATATGAATGTACTGCATATATGCGATAAACGCCGTAACTGTGATACCGATAGATAAAACGAACACAATTATGTCCGTAGGTACTTTATTGAATATGCTTATATTCTTGATTACCTGTGTAATTACAGATACAAGAAAAGCAATAGCTCCGATAATTGCTAATATAAGTGTCATATTTGCAATTAATGTCTGAATAATATCCATTAATCTTTACCTCCATTCTTCAAGTGAATTTCCTGTATTTCGTTATACATTTTGGTTACCATACCATTACCGCCCAATGCGTGATATGCGTTATACATTTCGACAAAATTGTCATAAGCATAGGATGGTATTTCACCGAGTTTCATATACTTATCGTGGTATTCGATAAGCTGTACACGCAAAAGTAACATTGTACCTTTGCTATTGGCGTCTTTGTCCTTTTTTTGCTGTTTAAGGAGCCAGACAATATAACCTAATACGATAGGTAATATTATTGTATATGTCTGTAATAAAAATTCTTTCATTTTATATCTCCTATAATTATTAATAGGCACACAGCCCACCACCCTTAATGTGTGCCGCCTGCTAACATATTGCCGACATCAGCAAAATGCTAACGCACAGTCTTCTATAACACTTTAGCAAATGGAAATACCCCAACAAATAAGCTATCTCTGTCTCTCCAAGTTCTGTTTATGCCATTCTCATTGTAACTTGACATAAATGCTTCGCCTGCCTGTGAATGGTCATAGACTGCAAGATTAACAATAACGCTTTCAAATTTCTTCAAATCTTCGGTTATCATTTCATCTGTGTAGCTGTCGGGGTAGTTTCTTCTTGCCTTTACATCTTCTGTAGCTTGCTTAATGAGCTGTTCGATTACTGGATTATCTTCTTTGTTATCGAACACTACCACATCAGATGTTGTTTCATCATCATTTGTGACTGTATCAATATGAAATTGTTTAAGTCTGATTTTGACCTGTTCTAATGTGGTATATTCCATAACTATCTCCTATAATCCTAATTTCTCAATTAACAGCTTCTTTAATTCTGCTCCTGTGAGTTCTTCTGCATTGTCTATACCTTGCCCTGCGGCAAACGCCTGCAAATCAGATGTAGACATACGATTTATAGTTGTTTTGCTATAATCAAAAGAAGCTCCAGAATTATTGTTTTCTGGAACTTCTTCGCCTGCGTTATACCATTTACCATTGTGAACTACTATATATGGATATTTCACAGTTGCACCTCCTACTCTTCGCTATGAACCTCATATACGAATGTGCTATCCATATTCTCATATGATGGAAGTACAACCTCTGAAGCATATGTTGACATTTTCATAGGTGGTCCATACTCTGTCTTTGTAGCGACTGTAATACCTACACCGTATGTTGTAACATCGACATTAGGTAACTGTCTTGCTGTTCTTTCTTCTGGTGTAGTGCCGAACCAAGTACTACCAAGATTGCCATCTGGGAGAAGTGTAACCTTGTTATCTGGGTAGAAGTACTGCTCCTTGCCATCATCATCAATGTACATCTTATCGTACAGCACAATAGTGAGCTTTGTTCTTTTCTGCACCACTGAGATAACGGTATCATCATCAACCTCAATAGTTGCTGTAAGATTCTGTGCAAGGATTGAGTTTCTTATCTGTGCATTATCAAGCAAGTACTGGAAAGTATTGCTGTTCATCAGCACATATCTAGCAATCTTGCCCTGCTTCTGTAACTTCTTTCTCGCATTATTAAGGTCTGTGAGTGGCTTTGAATTAGCCGTGTCACTCCACATACTTGTTCCGGTTAACTTTGCGTAATGGTCTTTTGCGTATGAGCCGTCTTTGTCATAATCATAGGCATACTGAACGCCATCACTCACGATAGCAATTACTGGGTGACCTGCATTTGTTGCGAGAAGTGACATTCTCATTCTCTCTGGTACAACTTCTGCACCGCTTACAAGATTATTTGTATCGTCATACACGCTTGATAAAGCACTAGCAAGATATGGGTCGTCCGCAGACTGAATACGCTCAATTTCAAGCATTTCTTCTTCGCCTACTGTCATTCCCTCACGGAAAAATGCCATCTGTGTTTTTTCCTTGCTTAATCCCTCTCTAGCTCTAAGTGTTGGAATTGTGTCAAAGTTAGATGGTGCAAGTGATACCGGCAAGCCCTTATGTGTCTTAATCCAGCTTAAATCAAGCCCCTGTTTCTTTCTTTCTGGAAACCACTGTAAACCAAGATAAGGTATCTGATTACTGGCGTTTTCTGTTGCTGATAACGCAATAGACTTACTGTCTAATACTTCATTAATTAACATCTATTTACCTCCTGTTATTATTCAAATACAATCATTGGAAGAGCTGTCTTAACTGCTGCATCATATGTAACGCCTGAGTGTGCTTCTGCCACCTTTGTATTAAGGTATGCTTTCTTGAGCAGTACTCCCTGTGGTCTATCCTCTGTTACATCAAACCTTAAGATACCAACTACTGTAGCTGTATTGTCAGCCTTGCCGGTTGCTCCGATTGGAGTGCCTGCTTTGACAATTTTCTTGCCCTGCGCATTTTTAGTTGTTATTCCATCAAAATCAAGTGTTAATGGGATTGCTTCGTTAGGCTCTCTTTTTAAAATCTGAACATCTCCTGCGTATGAAGCCTTTTCATACTGCATATTCATTTCCTTTGCCATTTCTTACCTCCTGTTATTACTGAATGTAATGTGATAAAACGTCATTGTTCTTAGGTGTGTTAGATATAAGGCTTTCTGCTATCTTTTCAGCGTTTGTCTTATTGTCTGCACCACCTTTATTACTGCCGCCGCCCGGAATATCCTGATGTTTTGCAATCTCCTGTTCCTTAGCCTGTGCCGCAGCGGTTTCTTTTTCGGACATAATCTTGCCAAGTTCGGTGTAATCAAGGCTTCCATCATCTTTAACAACCGTCTTTGCCTGTTCAGCAGTAATCTTAAAATTAGTCATAGCTGCTTCCCTCTGGTCTCTAATAGCGTTAGATTTCTGTAAATCGGCTATCTGCTGATTAGCTGTATCTAGGGCTTTATTTGCCTTTTCAAGCTCTGTCAGATTGCCAGCCTGTATTTCATCAAGCTGCTTCTGTAAGTCATCTGCTGTGTCAGCCTTAGCCTTGTACTGCTTTGCCTTGTTTTTCTCCGTAGCAACTTCTGAATTGTTCTGATTAAGAAGATTTGTAATCTGTTCATCTGTTGCTTCTGGAAAAAGTTTTAATACATCTTCTCTTGTCATAATTACCTCCGTTAAACACACGCTTTTGTTACCGCAGGTCGCTCCTGCTGTGTTCTTCTGCTATTTACCGCATAGCTGCAAAATGTATAAAATAAAAGCAGCTACCGATTATTCGATAACTGCCTTATTTTGCTGATTATTATTAAGTTGATTAACTATCTCTTGTGCTTTCTTTTCTTGTTTTTCTACATCTTTAATAGTTTTGTATAGATTATCTAAATATGGCTTAGATAATACATATGTTTTTTCAGAATCACCCCATAAACCAACTGTCTTAATTGCAACAAGTGGATGTATGCCAGCTTGTAAAAGTAAAAGCAACGTCTGCGCTTTAGTGTACATATTATCCTGTGGACTGTGATTTATCTGCACATCAAAATCTCTAACCGATAGTTTTAAGTCTTCTCCTGCAAGTCTTAGAATATTAAGAACAACTATCGCTAATCGTTTTTCACAGGATTTAACAACAGGGTCTTTCAGCTTTGCTCTTGTCTTAGAGAAATCCCATCCGTTTCTCAATTGAACCGCCCCTTGCGTATCTCCGCCGGTGTTACTTTGTTTTGTCGGAATGGCTAATATGGATAATGTGTTATCCCACAAATCTTCTTTAGCAACTTGGCATTGTGTCTGATTAAGCTCTTGTGTCATAATTTCGACATCCGACTTATTGTCCTTATTGATGGACTTAACTGTAAGAGCGTGGTTCATTTTCATTTTTGCAAATGTTTCTTCATCAACTTCGCAATTTACAAACTTAACCCAATATTCAACAAACTGCTGTATGCTATCCATTCTGTTGGACTGCATGTTATTAATAGCATCCAACATACCTATAACAAGCTCAATATCAGATATTCTTTCGTGATTATTAGGAAACTCAACAATAGGAATTACGCCATATGTATGTAGTTTTGTTTCAACTACTTTACTGTCAATAATTCTGAATGACATAGTGTCGGAGAATGCCATTTTATACTGGTTTCCGTCCTCGTCTTTAAGCTCTTGCACAACAAGCATAGGTTCTTCTGTGCTTTCATTGTAAACAACGTAAGTATTCATTGGTGTAGGTGCTACAATTCTAAATGGCACATCACCATTTTTAGGTTGAACCGCCTTAAAGGATGTTCCTGTTGCCGACTGCCACTCCCCAGCTTTAATATCTTTCTCCTGCTTATTGGCATCTGCCATAAAATCATTAAGCGTATCAACAGCTTTATTGATAGTTTCATCATCTTTGCGACTTATAAACTGAATTGGCTCGCCATACGTCTGTCCTACCTTAAACTGAACAATCTCATATGCGTGATTCTCAACAATCTTGTTTGTAATATCTTCATTAGTCAGCTTATGTCTATACAATATCGGTTGGTCGCCCTTGTAGTAATGCCACAGATACTTAATAACTGGCTTATTCCAATTAAATACACCTATAGTACTTCCAATAACCTTAACAACATTGTTAGCAGTTATTGTATCTACATTCGTATATGCAATTTTTCTACCATAACAGCCTCTAACAAGGTCTTGAAAATACATTGTGTTCATATCTTGCTCCTAATAGAATGTCATACCGCTTGAACTTCTGCTATCCGGTATTTCCTTAATCTGAAAATCATCATCATCGTTCGGCACATACCAAATCCATTTGTGACAATGCTTGCACGCTAATTTATGCGTTCTTGGGTCTTTGCTGTCTGCCTTAGTTAAAAACTTATGGCAGTTCGGACACATAATTGACTTATCTTTATTTACATAAAATTCCATATTTTACCTCTTTGCATAGTAAAAGCACCGCCACAATTAAGTAACGGTGCTTCTTGATAAGGAATGTTTTGTTTATGAAAAACAACTCTGTAACTTCTTACAGATACAGTATATCATTAGTGCAATGTGACATTCTATGACATCTTTTATAAATATTCATTTCCATATTTATCTTCAAAGGCTTGTAATGCTTTAGCGTGTATCCTGTGTACCTGTCGCCAACACCAGTCTGTTTCATTTGCAATTTTTTCAAATGTAAACTTTCTGACATATCTTAGAAACAATACTGTGTAATAATCTTCGTTGTTTATCTGCTCTATCTGCTCTATTATTTTGTTCTTTACATCAATGTATTTATCTATAAGCTTATCAAGGTTTTCTTCCATTTGTTCAAGTCTGACATATCCGCAGCCTGTTTTGTCTGGATCTAATGATGACATAACTCTTTCTTCATTAACAACCGCTGATATGCTGTATGATAATTCTTTATACTGTGTTATTTCTATCAATTTATTATCAATTATCTTGTTGTAATAACTTATCTGATTCAGATAGTCCTTAGTTGTCATAATAGATTAATACCTCCTAAATGGATTTATAGCAGCTTCAACCTTTGCTACTCTATTACCCTGTGTCATTCTCAATGCAAAATTTGAAAATACATCTGGAACATCATCTAGCTGTTTCTTCCCTGATACTGAATACTGTTTTAAAAGCGACATCATTATTCCATATGGTTCATTAGGTTTGTAAAGTGATGAGTCTTTAAAAATAATGTGTTGCAAAATCCAGTTAGAACATTGAAAAATCCTTGCCTCTTTGTTTGTTTCTGTAGGCGTATCTGTAATATTACATATCCAGCCTACACTCTCCACACGCTTATTAACTTCCATTGCAACCCTATCTCCACCTGCATTACGCTCAAATTCGCACTCTTGCACTTTGTTATTCACAAGCACTCCTGCAGCATTTCTGTATTGTTCTTCATAATCTGCTGTGTTGTCACATACGCAATCAACGCAGTAATAATCTTCTCCGTGTTTCTGCAATACAGGTAGTACAAAGTAATCCGTTCCTTTACCCTTTGTATCACATTGAGCGGTAATAATCTCCGGCTCTCCGTGTGGTAAATTGAGATATCTTCGGATTTTATCGTCTGGGAATAATAAGCCCTCACGTTCTATAGGGTCTTGTTTATACAGGCAGCGATATGAGATTTCATCCATAAGTAGCTGAATATCTTCAAAATCCTTTACTGTATAGCCACCAAATTCAAAGTCAAAATTACTTTCTCCTGTTACTGGGTCTACATCAGGCACGGATATTACTTTGACTCGTTTGTTTCCCTCATAAGCTTGTATAATACGTCCTATTACGTCTCTAACGCTCCACCTTGTAGCAATATGTATTTCTTTACATGGGTTTCCATCCTCGTCCGGTATCTTTCTTTGTCGTGCATCTACTGCATATTTATCCCACAATTTATCAAGATAGGTTGGGTTTAGTGCTTCTTCAATGCCGCCTATCATATCATCAACTAGCAGAAATTTATTAGCTCTGACTTTACCAGCATTTTTACTGCCGACGGATGTACATTGTACAGATTGAAACGGCTTATATTTTCCTACGTTAAACTGTTCAAGTTTTGCATTTGTACTTGTTACTTCAAGTCCAGGGAACACTTCTCCCCATGTATACTCGTCAGCGTTTGTGACAATATCGTATACTCCATCATAATACATTCGTGTAATGTCTCCGCTGTGTGAATAAAAAAGGTTATATCCGTTTGAGTACCAACCTATAACCGCAGAATGGAAAAACTTTTCGATTGTGGTTTTTCCTGTTCCGGGTGGGAGAGAAATACATAAAATATCATATTTATCATCAATCATGCCTTGTAATGCTTCTATTAAGCCTATTTTGATAAACTGTTTTCTTCTTGGCATATAGAATCTTTCTTTAGGTTCACGTTTCTTTTCTATGTATCTAAAAAAACTGTCAACAATTTTGTTTTGCGCTTCAATCAGTAAAATATCGTAAAACCAATTAATCAGCTCATATTCCGTTTTATTTGCAAACGCATACTTCTCTAAATCCCATATCGTGCCGCCTGTTCTGGCTAAGCAAAAATTCTCTATAAGCTCTTTTGCCCTCTTAGTGAGTTGTAGTCCATACTCAATATCTTTCTCGCCATTTACAGCCACATTGCAAGCGTCTGTATAAGCGTTAATTACCTGTTCATCTATTCCATTTCTCTTTATGTAATTTTCATATCCATTAACTGTGGAAATAAGGCTCTGACTAGCCATAAAGAAAAGCACCTCCGCCTTTTAGCAGAAGTGCCTTATAGACCTCTGCCTATAATTGTTTTAGGGTAGCGACTAACTCTGATTGTTAGCCGGTAATTATTTATTTTAATTCATCTGCTGTAACTATATGCAAAATTCCATAATTGCCTTTATCAAAACTGTCTCTTGCACTTTCGTGACATCTTGTGCGTAGCACATCTAATCTGCTTTTAATATTGCTATTGCAAATAGCCTTTGCAATAGCAGAAAATGGTTGTGGATTATCCAGCCTTGAATTAGCTTCTGCTATAGAACAATGCTTGTATTGTATTATCGCATCCATTGCCCAGTCTCTCGTGAGGTTTACACCCAAAAACCTATCCGTAACCGTATTCCATATTGCATACAGATTATCTACATCGTCTTGTAATGCAACTATTAACATAACCTCACTCCTTTTTTGTGCTATTTGCTAATGATTTTGTTTCCTCTAAGATTTTCATTGCTAAAGCTCTTGAAAACTCCATATTGTCTTTAGGGTATCTTCCTAAGATTGATTTTGCATATTCATTAACTGCATCAACAGAAACATCAATACCCATTACTTTTCCAGATGCCTCAACACATTCCGTTCTCTTTTCATTATTTGTGCATTTATTGTCTTTGTTGTATCGGCAAGTAGTTAAGTTGCAATCATTCATTTTTAACACCCCCCCATTCTGCCAGCTATATAATGACTTCTTGTATCGCAAACTGTCCTACAATCAATAATATTGCCCTTATCGAGGCAAATCTCAAGATGCTCACATTTATCGCACTTTGTATCTTTCTCTTTATATTTCTTCGGCTTGTATTCCTTAAAATCCTTGCACTCGCAATCAAGTGATGTATCATTCCCTTTTTGGCATTCATAAACCGGATATTCTTCTCCTGTTTCTTCATCAAAGTCAAAATCTTCATCACAATATTTGCAAATTGAGCAATCTTTCATATTGCACCTCAAATCTTCGTAAATATATCCAAATCATAGTTATCTCTGATATAGTCAACAACTTCCTGTAATTTGCTTTTCACAAATTCATCATTGGCAATATCCGGGTGTGCGTAAAACATGCAACTGTCTTTCTTCCCGTCCGCTTTATATTTGCGGTAATTAAATGTCATTGTGAAAAGCGGTATTTCTGTTAGATTCTTTGTCTTGTGTCTTATCCAACAGTTAATAATTTTCTTAATCATCATTCTTCCCCCATAAATTATCTGGTAACTCCTCGCCGCCATAAATCTTGTTAGCATATTTCTTAAATGTAGGCACGCTACAACCTGCTATCTTTGCCGCTTTTTCCTGCGAAAGCTGCCCCGATATGTATAAGTTAATCGCTTCATAAAACTTATCTTTGTTTAGTGGGTGCACTCCCATAGCCATAATAATCACTCCTTGTCTGTTTTACATCATTTTCTGTATCATAATTGCCAATATACCTGTCAGTAAATATATTATTATTGACATTCCCTCTTTAACAGCTGTTGCAATAGATATATCTTCTCTTTCAATGTATTTGATGTTGTAATAAACCCATATCAGTAACACTATGCCTAATATTAATTTCATAAACATTGTTCCTTTACATCTCTATAAATCTATTTGCCAGCTTGCCAAGATATTCAGCATTGGCAAAATGTGTTATTGAGTAGTTGGTGCTTTCTCTATGTTCTCTGATAAAATGGTCGTTAATCATTCTCTGTAAAACTGTAATGCCCTTATCGTCTGTTTCGTATATAGCGTCAGCGTCGAAATGTCCGTGTTCTGTATCTGTGATAGTTGATAGGACTGAACATACATTCTTTAATGTCTTATCTGTAAGTATTGGATGTACTTTGTGGAAGTAGATTTCATATAGCTGCATATACATCTCAAATCCATTCTTAACACCGCTGTTTATAGTTGGATTATCTATGTTGCTATCGCAGATGTTATTGAACCTATCAACCATATCTTTTTCTTTAAGCAACATTTCATCTCTTGTGACAGCTCTTGCCGTCGGTTTCTCTGAAAACGATGTATGTACCTCTCCATCAATGTTAATTGATGTATTGTCCTTATTAGTATTTAATCTTTCAGTATTTTGTTTATTAGTATTTAATTCATCAGTACTTAATTCATCAGTATTTAATTGTCCGTGGTTTTCTACCTGTTGACATTCAACCCCTAGATTTTCTGTATCTTGTTTTTCTATTTTCTGTTTATATGGTTCTTCGTAAACCTCGTAAGTGTATTTTATTCTTCCACCATTACTTTTTGTTGGGTTTTCCTTGGTAACTGCAACATAATTATTATCTTTTAATTCATTTAAAGCCGATTTAACGGCTGTTTCATTCTCTTTGCTTATTGCAACTAACCCAGCTATTGAATAATCCCAATTATCGGGCAATGAAAGCATTACAGACAATAGTCCTTTTGCTTTCAAGCTTAAATTCTTATCTCTTAAATGAGTGTTACTCATAACTGTGTAATTTTTTGTTTTATGCACTCTAATTGTTGCCATAATCGAATACCTCCGCTTGATATTATTTATGTACGCCTATGATACACACTCCGCTATTTTAATAAAAACAACAAACAGGCACAGCGGAAGTGCTTTTCGGTCTGCATCACCTAGTTTGCTGTTTAGCGCAGATAGCAGGAATCGGACCTGCATAACGATTTTACTCGTTAGAGAGATTAGCAATCTCTTGTGATACCATTACACCATATCTGCAAAATAAAAAACTGACACTTTGTTGGGAAATGTAATAAGATACTTTCGGAGATTATTGTAAGTTTTAACAATCAAGCTAAGTTTATTGTTACGATTGGGGATATACGTCACAAAGTGCCAGTTTTAAATAGCAGTGTGAGGTACGAACTCACATAATAGGTCTTGGCAAAAGCTGGATGCAATACAGATAAGCCCGTGCAGTAGGACTTAATAATGTTCTAAGATAGTGCTTTCGCTCGCTATTACTACTACTGTAACTGCTAAATGCTGCATTAAGCTAATTAAGCGTGCAGCAAAACCTCACGGACTTTCTGACAGTCCTTAACAGCTCTTGCTATGAGGTGAAAGTAGAACTTAATGTCATGGTAATTCCACCAAACCAGTAAGTTCAAAGGTGCAAGTAACGATTAAGTACTTGCAAACTACCCCTATCAGAATCGAACTGATGATGTAAGAATCAAAATCTTATGCCTTGACCGCTTGGCTAAGGGGCAATTAAGCTACTCTTTATCTTCAAAGAGTGCTGCAATATCATTTGTACTATTAATCTGTTCTACAAAGTTATCTGTGCCGTTAGGATGTGTGTCTGGATTACCATTGCAATTTTTGCAAGGCGTTTCAAACCACATTTTAAATTTATACAAGCAATTACAGCAATCTTCCTCTGGCTTAAGCATTAGACATCACCTGCCTGTCTATGATTAGCTCTGTAAGAATCAAAGCCATTCGGATAACGTGCTATAAGCTTATCTATGTTTGTCTGCATTACATCATCAAGACTGAATCCGCAAGCTTCGCAAATCATAGCAACGTACCACATTACATCGCCGCACTCTTTCTTGAGGTGTTCTAGGTCTATGCCTTTTTCGTGGAATATGCCCTTTTTAACAAGGTCTGACACTTCACCAGCTTCACCAGTTAAACCTAAGACACCGTTAAGAAGTCCCGCTATATCATTTATGTTGCTACACTTAGCATTATTTTCTGTTAGAGGACTAAGTGGAAACTTGCCAGTTAATTCAGTACTTAATCTATAATGAGCCTTTTTATCGTTAGTACGCATAGCCAATTTTTGATATTCATTGCCCTGCATTTCTAACCCCTTTTTTATATTTTAAAATTTTTTTTGGAAATAGCCCGATTGAGTAATCGGTATCTGATGTGCGTTTATAAAATCATTAGAATTAAATTAACTGTGTTTATTATACACCTATCCATAGGATTTGTACAGTAATTATTGATTAAATTATATAGGTTTTATTAAAGTTATATTAATAAATATATTAATTACTGTATATGGTTAATAAGTTATTAATTATTGGGTGTATAAATATATATATAAATAAATGTGTATATATAAATATAATAAGCCTTTTTATTTTTGAGAATATTTGAGCGACTTAGTTGGGGCAAAATCCTAGAGGCTAACAACCCCTAGCCCCTATCTATAAAATTGTGTCTGCTTGGTACAGATATTTCAAACAATTAACACAATTCACACTATATCTGTACCATAACGCCGATAAACCTTAATTTATCAGCGTTATATAAACACTTATCGCTCATAAACCCAGTATTTAAGCGGTTTACAAGATGTTTAAATTGTGTCTGAATTGTTTATAGTGTTTATATGCTGCTTATCTGTTAATTGTGTATTATTTTGGCTCAATTGTGGGAGCTCTGATGCGGTCTTAATGACTTTCGTAGTGCTTTCTCTACTAACTCCGGGAAGATTCCATACAAAGTGTCGGTTGAGTATTGCAAGGATGCCAACAGGGTTTTTGTTGCCGGTTGCGAGCTTGTTCGATAAACTTTCTTCACGAAAAATGCGCAGTTTTTGCACGATGTCGAAGGCTTTCGTACTTAGTTTTCTCTCTCCAGCCCCCCAATCCATTAATGTATCGTAATTAATACCAGTTAATAAACTATATCCCATTATACTACATTCTTTATCATATACAGCACATAAATAATAATATATATATAATATATACTCTAATTTATCATAATCATACATATAAAAATTACTATCCATAATGCAATTAGTATTATTTTTATTAATATTTTTATTTAATTTTAATATACTTTTATCACCAAAAACATATTTATTTATATACATTAGGGCTGCGTTCCATCGGCTCTGTGGTTCTTTTGTCATGTCTTCGATGTTGTGGTCTTCGCAGAACTGCGATAAATACAGTTCTATGTCGTTTTGAAATACTTCGGGTGTTTCTGCTGTTTCCTGTACTTTCTCCATTCGTTCCCCTTTCTGCCGGAGCTTATCCAGCTTGTTATGATATATACTAATAACATAAAAATAACCCGATAACTATTATATAATTATC